GCTAAATAGCCTGCGGAAGCGTAAGAGGTATTCCAAGTGGAAAAAACAAGACCCCGACGCGACCGTTGAAATGATCATGGAGTATTTCGGCTATGGTCGTTCGAAGGCTGAGGACGCTCTCAGGATTTTGACCGATGAACAGCTTGCCATGATCGAGGTAGCACTCGACAAAGGTGGAAAAGGATGAACGCATCGGTTGAAAGTATGGTGGAAGTGAAGCTGCGCTCCGCCGAAGATTTCCTAAAGATTCGCGAAACACTTACTCGTATCGGCGTAGCATCTCGTCGCGATAAGGTATTGTTTCAGTCATGTCATATTCTGCATAAGCAGGGTAGATACTATATCGTTCACTTCAAAGAATTGTTCGCGCTAGACGGTAAGCCTACTAATTTCTCAGATGAAGATAAGGCTCGTCGCAACACTATCGCTAATCTGCTTGCCGAATGGGAGCTGATCGAAGTGGTAGATCCAGAGCGAACTAAGGATCCTGTTGCGCCACTGAATCAGATTAAGATCTTGGCGCATAAGGAAAAGAGCGAGTGGAAACTAGAAGCCAAGTATAACATCGGAAAAAAACGCTCCGAGACTTGACATTTTATGTTGCACCGCTTATATATACTCATGTGACGCCGTAAGGGTCACTAATTCAATCTCGCTTAATAGGAGACATTACTATGGCTAAGAACGACTACGAGCAGCTCGCTCGCATTCCATCACCCTTTTCTTCATTCGATCCATTCTCTATCGGTTTCGATAAGAGCTTCAAGACTCTTGCGGATCATCTAGAATCATTTGGTAAGAATGTTCCTGGCTATCCGCCTTACAATATCAAGAAGGTCGAAGATAACAAGTATGTTATCGAACTTGCAGTTGCAGGTTTCGCAAAGACTGATCTTGAAATCACTCTTGACGGCGGTAAGCTGACAATCGCTGGTAAGACTAAGGACGCCAACGATATCGACAATGCAAATGCGTATTACTTCTACAAGGGTATCGCAGAACGCGCATTCACTCGCACGTTCACTCTTGCTGATTCTGTAGAAATCAAGAACGCAGAAATGGTTAACGGTATTCTTAAGGTTTGGCTCGAGAACTTTATTCCTGAGCACAAGAAGCCTAAGAAAATCGACATTAAAGACTAATCCATTTTGAATCACTATATTATGAGCTGGGCGGCTTCTTGTCGCCCAGCTATTTTCATTTAAGGAGACACACATGATCGACTGGATCAAAAACACATACAGATACTATACAACAATCGTCGAACTTTCACGTCTGTCAGATAAAGAACTATACGATCTCGGAATGACACGCTATGAAATCACGCAGGTAGCTCTCCAGCAGTATTGGAAATCAAATGGCATCCCTAGTCAGTCTTTTCGTTGAGTTTAAGTCGCTGCTGCGTTCGATGATGGGTAATAGGTTCTACGGCTAAATAGCTTCCGAAAGGAGGCAATCATGGCATTAGTAACATTTGAGCAATTAAACGAGTTCTTTGAAGATACAGACGAAAACATCATCGAACCGTTTGTGGAACCCCTGAATGAAGTGATGGAGTTCTATGAGATCAATACGCCGCAACGTATTTCAATGTTTCTCGCTCAAGTTGGTCATGAATCAGGTGGATTAAGAGCAAGAAAAGAAAATCTAAACTATCGAGCAGAAACGCTCGTTAAAGTTTTCCCGAAGTATTTCCGTGGTAAGAATCCCAACGACTATGCAAAGCAACCAGCTAAGATCGCCAATCTCGTCTACGCAAATAGAATGGGTAACGGTTCTGTTGAGTCTGGTGATGGCTATCGCTACTGCGGTCGTGGTCTTATCCAGCTAACTGGTAAGAGCAACTATCAAGCATTTGCTTCAGACATGAACATGGATCTTGCTGAAGCGACTGAATGGTTAGAATCGGAAGAAGGTGCAGCTTGGTCAGCTGGTTGGTTCTGGGATTCCCGCGAACTCAATCAGTGGGCTGATAAGGGTGATATCCTTACAGTCACAAAGAAGATCAACGGTGGAACAATCGGTCTAGAAGATCGTAAATCGCATTATGAAGCAGCCCTCGAAATCTTTGGAGCTTAATAATGCCACGTTTCTCAATCGACACAGACGAACCAGCACCAAAGCCAGCAATGGATCAACTTCCACCTGCTACGAAAGGTGCTGGCGCTTCTATCCAGACGAACTGGGTAGATCCTTCTCCACGCAGCAGCTATGCAGCAGCACCAGCTGCACCACAGCTGTCTGAAGCAGCTCAGCTCGCAAAGATCGAGCTTGAGAAGAAACAGTGGGAAGCAGAAAACGCAAAGCAAAATGAAGACTGGATGGTCAAGAAATGGCGTCCAGCAATGGGTTGGTGTTATATGGTTATCTGCGTGCTTGACATGGCAATTTTTCCTGTGCTATGGTCAATCGCTCAGGTCATAACAAAGACGCCAATGGTTCAATGGAGTCCTCTGACGCTGCAAGGCGCTGGTCTATTCCATCTCGCAATGGGTGCCGTCCTTGGTATCGCCGCATGGTCCCGCGGCCAAGAAAAGATTCAAGGCGTAACAAAGTAAGGATATATCATGGATAATGCACAGAATGTAACTGCGATTATGATGCTCCGTCTTATCAACGGTGATGAAATTGTTGGTAAAGTGAGCGTAGTGAACAACGTGATTAAAGTCGCCAAACCTGCTGCTGTTATGCTTCAGCCTGGAGCAGCAGGCAAAGCGCAAATGGCGCTTGTTGATTACATCCCTATGTCTAAGAACAAAGATATTATGCTAGATTCGCGTAATGTTTTGTTCACTTACGAGCCCGACGATCAGATCGAATCTGCCTATCAGCAGAATTTTGGATCAATGCTTGTCTTACCCAAGAAAGGGATCTTGACAGCTGTATCGTAATATGGTAGTATAGAGTCATGAAATTCTATACTAACGCTCTCGAATACGGTAACAACATTCTCGTCCGCGGTTACGATCGCGGACGTCCTTTCTCAGAAAAGATTCCATATCAGCCCACATTGTTTCTCCCATCCAAGCGCGAAGGTGCTGTGTGGAAAGACATTCGTGGGTTTCCGCTTGATCCAATGCCATTTGATTCTATGCGCGATGCCAAAGACTTCATCGCACGTTATGACGATGTGAGCAACTTCAAGCTATACGGAATGCCACGATTCCTATACTCCTATCTCAACGACGAGTATCCCAACGAAATCGTTTACGATCGTGAACTTATCAACGTCGCGTATATCGACATCGAAGTCAGCTCAGAGTTTGGTTTCCCGACTGTCGAACGTGCATCAGATACTGTAACTGCTATCACACTTAAGAAAGATGGTATCTTTTACGTCTGGGGATATGGCGACTTCATCGTAGAACGCGAAGACGTTCGCTACTTTCAGTGCGAGAACGAAAAGGAACTGTTCATCAAGTTCCTGAGCGAGTGGAGTAATGGTTATCCAGATGTCGTAACAGGCTGGAACGTCACGTTCTTCGATATTCCTTATCTTGTTCGTCGCATGAGTACTGTGCTTGGTGACAGTGAAGCCAAGCGTTTCTCACCATGGAAGATCATCAAAGAACGTCGCGTGCGCACGAAGTTCAAGGAAGAAACAGTTTACAACATCGGTGGTGTGGCTACTCTCGACTATCTTGAGATGTATCAGAAGTTCACATACACTCAGCAGGAAACCTACAAGTTAGATCACATCGCGTTCGTAGAACTTGGTGAGCGCAAGCTATCATACGACGAGTATGAAACTCTGCATGAGTTCTACATGAACGATTTCCAGCGATTCATCGAATATAATATTCGAGACGTTGAGCTTGTAGAAAAGCTCGACGACAAGATGAAGTTGATTGATATGGCTCTCGCGCTCGCGTATGACGCGAAGGTTACTCTGATGGACGTGTTCACGCAAGTTCGTATGTGGGACGTTATCATTCACAATCATCTGTTCAAGCAAAAGATTGCAGTTCCTATCGAAGGTGGCGGAGCTAAAGACGAAGCGTATGTTGGCGCTCACGTTAAAGAACCTAAGCCTGGAGGATATGACTGGGTCATGTCGTTCGACTTGAACTCGCTGTATCCGCATCTTATCATGCAGTATAACATCAGTCCAGAAACTCTGCTGCGCGATGGGCGCGGCGGAGCAATGAAAGTTGAGACGAGCGTCGATGAACTACTCGATGGCGTATTCCCTGATGTTCCTGAAGG